TTAATTTCCCCCTATTTATAAGGAGATTATTATAATGGCAATATCGGATGTAAAGGTATTAACAATATCTGATACAAATGCCGCTAGTGCTACTCGTCTTGTTACTGCAGCCCGACCCAATACTTCAGCAACTATGGCTAATACTACCCACGCAGGTGGTCAGGCTAGAAATGTTACAGTAACTACAGCAGGCACAAGCGATAACGCTAAAACCTGTACTATTACAGGTACAGATGTTTTTGGTGATGCTATGACAGAAGTTATAACGTCAACTAGTTCAGCAGAAACTGTTGCAGGGGCTAAGTATTTCTTGACTGTATCAGCAGTTGAATGTTCTGCACAATACGCAGATAATATAACAGTAGGTTCAGGGTCTCTTTGCGCTCAAGCTGTTGAAGGAAGTAATAGAATACGACTTAAAGGTATGAATATTGTTTCTGGGGGTACAGCAGGTACAGTATCGTTTTACAACGGTGCGCCAGAAGATGGCACAGTTCTTTTTACAGCTAGAACTATTGGAACAGCAAACACAAATACCGATAGAACCATTCCTGACAATGGTGTTTTGTTTGATAGTGGTATGACAGTGCAATATACTCTGGATGTCACTGATATGCTAACCGTATTTTATGGATAGGAGAAGAAAATGAGTGATAGATTTAGAGGAAATATTAGACGACGAAGAAGCGGACCAAGAGGTGAAAGTTTAGACGTGCTTGGAAGAAAAAAAGAGTGGGATAAAGAGCGTCGAGCTAGATGGGAAGGACGTGGAGAATCAGGTAAAGACATGAAAAGGGAAGAGAGGAAGCTAATATCAGATGCTCATCTTAAAGATGTTGGTTTAAGAAGGGAATACGGTAAGGATGCCCCTAAAGCAAGAAGTTTTGGTATAGACCCTACTAAGGCTAAAGATATGAATCTTTCTGGAGAACTCGATATGACAAAAAGAGAGTTAAAAGAAAAATTTCCTGGACGCTGGGGCAACTTGAACCAAGGGGGTAAAGTCAAAAAGAGTAAAAAAGTCCGTGGGGCAGGTATTGCTAAACAGGGTGTAAGACCCGTTAAAATGAGGTAGATTATGGACGAAGAAGAACAACAGGTACGTAACGAATATTTTGATGACGACGCTATTCAGAATGTAATGAGTCTTCAGCAATATGCTAGGTCGAAAGGGGTTATTATAGAACCTGAAGGTAAAAAAGCAGGTGGAAAAATTAAAGCCTACAAAAAAGGTGGTAAAGTCCGTGGAGCAGGTATTGCTAAACGGGGTGTAAAAAAGTGTAAGTACAGATAATTATTTAGGAGATAACTATGTCAAATTTAAAAATGGTTCAAGTTGGTACGGATATTAACGACAATCCTGTTTATAACGTTATGAACGAGGACGATAAACTTGTGACTACAACTATAATGACCGAAGCTGAAGCCAAAGCAATGATAGAAGGGACACCAGAACCTGCCCCTGTAGAAGAAGTAGCGGAAGGAGCTGTAGAAGAAATTATTGAGAAAGCAATTACTTCTGATGCTCCTAATTATGAATCTATGACCAAAGTAGAATTAGAATCTTTAATGAGAGATCATGGAATAGAATTGGATAGACGTAAAACTAAAAGTGATTTGTTAGCAGAAGTTGACGAGTACTTTGCTTCAGTTCTACATACCCCCAACAAGGAAAATTAATATCCAATGGCTACGTCAGGAACTACAGCATTTGAAATGGATTTCACAGAGATCGCTGAAGAAGCCTGGGAACGTGCGGGTCGTCCATTACAGTCTGGGTATGATTTAAGAACTGCTCGTAGGTCTATGAATTTATTGACTATTGAGTGGCAGAACAGAGGTCTAAACTTATGGACTATTGATAGTGGAACTCAGACTTTAACAGCAGGAACTTCCCAATATACACTTCCCGCGGATACCATAGATCTTTTAGACCATGTCATACGGACAAACGCAGGGAATACAACTACTCAATCAGACCTTTCCGTAACACGTATTGGTGTGGGTAGCTACTCGGCTATACCAAACAAGTTAACACAAGGTAGACCTCTTCAGGTATGGGTAGAACGACTACAACCCGCTCCTAAGATAAACTTATGGCCTGTACCCGATTCTTCTACGACGTATACGTTTGTATATTGGCGTTTACGAAGAATAGAAGACGCAGGTAATGGAGCTGAAACGCCTGATATAAACTTTCGTTTTTTACCTTGTCTGGTAGCAGGTCTTGCTTATAATATAGCTATGAAAACTCCTGAACTTGCAGCACGTATACCTGCATTAAAAACAGATTACGAAGAGCAATACGCTTTAGCCGCAGGAGAAGACAGGGAGAAAACATCTGAACGGTTTATACCACGAGTAGGGAGAATATAGTGAGTTACGAAGGAAGAAGGATAGCAAAAGCACAATTAAAAAATATTGCTAACATGAGTCCCGAACGGGCTTTTGATAAGTACTTCCAAAGTGTAGATTATACACAAGACCTTAAACGACTAAAGAGACAAGCAGACATAAAAAAGTTTGAACAACAAAGAAAAGAGCGTGAGCAAAGAAGAGCGTCGCGGAGTAAAGGTGGAGGAAGCGCAGGGGGTGATGATCCTACGTTTCCAATATTTAACATGATGAAAAGACCTGACTTACCTGAAGGTAAAAAAGCAGGGGGTAAAGTCAAAAAGAGTAAAAAAGTCCGTGGATCGGGTATTGCCAAAAAAGGCGTAAGACCTGTTAAAATGAGGTAAAAATGAGTGTAGCGTATGCTTCCAGTAAAAAAGTAATAGCGGAATGTGATGTCTGCGGATTTCGTTATAGACTACGAGAATTACGTAATTTGTTTAAACGAGGCAAGAATACTAACCTAAAAGCATGTCCTGATTGTTGGGAAGAAGATCATCCTCAAAACAAGTTAGGGTTATATCCTGTACGTGACCCCCAGGCAGTACGTGATCCACGTCCTGACTTTACAGGATATCCGAGCAGTAGAAATATAAATTGGGGGTGGAAACCTGTTGGGGATGGGAATAATAACTATGGACTATCTCCTAATACTTTAGAAGCTACAGGATCAGTAGGTAGTGTTACAGTGACAACAAGTTAGGAGAAAAAATGCCAAAAGTAGGAAAAAAACATTTTAGTTACACAAAAAAGGGCAAGGAAGAAGCTAAAAAGTATGCCAAGAAGGTTGGCAAGAAAGTAAAGATGCGTGGTGGGGGTTTAGCAACAAAAGGCTTATACGCTAGAGGACCAATGGGATAAGGTATGAATTACACATCTTTAAAAACCAATATAGCAGATATATGTGAAACTACGTTTACGGACGATCAGTTTGCTATGTTTACTCAGCAAGCAGAGCAAAAGATCTATAATACAGTTCAGATACCTGCGTTGCGGAAGAATGTAACTTCTGCATTAACATCAAGTAATAAGTATTTATCTATACCTTCGGACTTTCTTTATTCCTATAGTATGTCTATTTATACATCATCTGCAAATGTACATAGTTTTTTGTTGTATAAAGATGTTAATTTTATGCGAGAAGCCTATCCAAACCCTTCGACCACAGGTACACCTAAACATTATTCACAATGGTCTGATGGGTTTTTTATATTAGGTCCTACGCCAGACGCTGCTTATAATGTTGAGCTACATTATGGTTATTATCCTACATCTATAGTTACCGCTAGTACTACATTTCTTGGGGATGATTTTGATTCTGCCCTTTTAAATGGTGCGCTTATAGAAGCTATAAGATTCCAAAAAGGAGAACCTGACGTAATAGCAAATTATGAGAAATTATATTTACAATCTATGACGTTGCTTCAAAATATTTCTGAAGTTAGAAATGTAACAGATTCTTATAGATCTGGTGCGAATAAGGTTAGTGTAGGTGGATAATATGTTAATGGAATTACCAAAAGACCCAATAGTAAATGTCCATACAACGGAAAAAAGAGGATTTACTCCTGAAGAAGTAGCTAGTAGGTGTGTGGAAAAGATTGTAGAAGTTAGCGATACAGCTCCTCCTGCTATAAGAGATCAGGCAAGAGCGTTTAAAGCACACTTAGAGAAACTTATAGCTTTTTATATGAAAGAAGCTATAAAGTCTGATAGAACTACAATATATAATGCTATTAAAGATGCAGGTTATGACCAACTTGCAGAACACATAAGGAGACTATAATGGCTATAACTCAAGCAATGTGTACGTCCTTTAAAAAAGAGTTAATGCAGGGGATGCACATCTTTTCAGCAAATGTTTCAGATTCTTCTTGTGATTATACAAGTGGCGATAGAACAGCAACTATGGATAGTACAGCAACTATTCATAGGGGGATGAATATTGTTTCTTCTGGAGAAACCCAGACCAGTACTAGAGTTTTATCTATTACTAATGCCACAACTTTTGAAATGACTGACACCGCATCGGCTTCGGCAAGTAACCAAAGTACTACTTTTTCAGGAGATACCTTTAAAATTGCATTATATACAAGCAGCGCAAGTTTGGCAGCGGATACGATAGGGTATACAACAAGTAACGAAGTATCAGGAACAAATTACGATGCGGCAGGGGGAGCTTTGACAAACGTCACTCCTACAACATCTAGTACCACTGCTCTTACGGATTTTTCAGACGTTACCTGGAGTTCTGCATCAATTACAGCAAGGGGAGCGTTGATATACAACAGTTCGGTGCAGAAGAATGTTTCAGGTACACTATACTACCCTTCGGTGTGTGTTCTAGACTTTGGAGCAGATAAAACATCGTCTTCAGGAGATTTTACAGTTGTTTTCCCTGCAGCAGATGCAAGTAACGCAATAATAAGGATAGCCTAATGGCATTAAAGATTGCAGATAGAGTACGAGAAACCACCACTACCACAGGTACAGGAACGATATCTCTTTTAGGTGCTGTAGCAAATTTTGAGACTTTTACCGCAAATCTATCTAACTCGGATACAACATATTATGCGATTGTTGATAATACTAATAATGACTTTGAAGTCGGGTTAGGTACATTTACCTCATCTGGAACTACTATAGCAAGAACCGATGGTAATGTAATAGCAAGTTCAAACAGTAATAATAGAGTTAACTTAGGTGCAGGAACAAAAGACGTATTTATTACACTTCCTGCTACTAAGGTTGTTTATAAAGATGCCTCTAACGCAGTAGATGTTCCTTCCTTAAAAATAAATAGTACGGCTGTTACTTCAACGGCTGCTGAGTTAAATATTCTAGATGGCAAAAGTTTTGTGGATGAAGACGGCATGGATTCTAACAGTGCCACAGGTATACCAAGTCAGCAGTCTGTTAAGGCATATGTTGACGCACAGGTAACAGCACAGGATTTAGACGTTGCTTCTGATAGTGGTACGATTGATATTGACTTAGACAGCGAGTCATTAACCATTGCAGGTGGTA